GTACTAGAGGTGGTGGATTGCTCGGTGCCATTGGTAATTTCTTTGGTGGTGATGTAGTAATGCCTTGGGACCAAGTAAAATTATTTGCTGAGGCTGACTTAGGTAATACTGTTAATTTAAAGAAAAATGCAGAAGCAATGTCTGCATTCGGCGATGCGGTAGCAAACATGCCAGAAACAATAAAAGGTAAAAGTGATTTTTTCAAAGGCCTGTCAGGATTCTTTGGCGTTGATGTAAAAATGCCATGGGATCAGGTAAAAGCATTTGCTGATGCAGATATGGGTGATACTAATAAGTTAAAAGAAAATGCTAAGGCATTAACTGAATTTGGTGTAAGTGTATCTGGTTTATCTGCCATACCCAAAGATATAGAAGCCAGATTAAAAGGTCTTGGTAATGGACTAGAAGAATTTGCAAAATACATAGATGACGGTGAAATTAATACAATAAGTGCCTTTGCTACTGCAATGTCCAAATTAGGCCCTTCGATGAATGTGTTCTCCGGTAATAAACCGGGCCCAGGCGTTAACACTACAGGTTTAGCATCAATAGGCGGAGCAGGCTCAAGCGCACAAGAACGAAAAAATGAGCAGTTAACACAATTAATAGATTATATGGCACAAGCTGTAATTGACCAACAAAGCCAAACTAATATAATAGACGATAAACTTTCTAAAATGATTAAGGCACAAAAAGCCTCATCAGTATACAGTAGTTAAACTTCATAAACTCTTGACAGACCGATAAATATAATAGTATAATATAACTATAACAATGGTGAATTAATGAGTTGGCGAAAACATTTTACAGTATATGATCAAACAAACTATCGAGGTCGTGCAGATGCATCCATGGGTGCATTTAACAATAAGTATTCCTCATGGTTGCCTGAAGTATATACCGGACCTCCTAATCGTTTAGAACGATACATGCAATATGATCAAATGGATCAAGATAGTGAGGTTAATGCCGCACTGGATATAATTGCAGAATTTTGTACACAATCTGATTCTGCTACAGAATTACCACTTGAAGTCCGATATAAAAGTGAAGCAACTGAAACTGAGATAAACTTATTACAAAGTGCATTAAAGCAATGGTGCAACATAAATGATATGGATCGCCGGGTTTGGCGATTAGTTCGTAGTGTATTAAAATATGGCGATCAATTTTTTATTAGAGACCCTGAAAATTGGAAATTATATTGGGTAGATCCTGCAAAAGTTGAAAAAGTAGTTGTCAACGAAGGCAAGGGAAAGAAGATTGAAGAATATCATATTAAGGATTTGGACTTAAATTTACGATCATTAGTTGCAAGTAATATGTTCCATGGACAAGATTATTCCAGTAAAGCAAATCCTGCAATTCCAAATATCACCGGCGGTGGTACATCAAGTGTTGTAGGTAGTATCGAAGGTCTAGGAATGGGCGGCGGTTTTAGTACCGCAATGCCAGTTATGGGCGATCATGTTATACATTTAAGTTTAAGTGAAGGTTTAGACAATGCTTGGCCATTTGGCACAAGTATATTAGAACCTATATACAAAATCTTTAAGCAAAAAGAAATGCTTGAGGATGCTATTTTAATTTATCGGGTACAACGTGCTCCAGAACGCAGAGTATTCTATATTGACGTAGGTGATATGCCACGTACTAGAGCAATGGCGTTTATTGAACAAGTTAAAAACGAAATACATCAAAAACGTATCCCGAATAAGACAGGTGGCGGCGCAAACATTATGGATGCCGCATACAACCCACTGTCAATGATTGAGGATTACTTCTTTGCTCAAACTGCTGAAGGTAGAGGATCTAAAGTAGAAACACTACCAGGTGGTGAGAACTTAGGACAAATTGACGACTTAAAATATTTTAATAATAAACTAATGCGCGGATTACGTGTACCGAGTTCTTATTTGCCAACTGGTCCAGAAGATGGAACAGCAGTATACAATGATGGTCGAGTAGGTACAGCATTTATACAAGAATATCGTTTTACAAATTATTGTGAACGACTACAGCAGTTAATTGCACCGTGGTTAGACCGTGAATTTAAAATGTTTTGTAAGCATCGTGGTATCGAAATTGAATCTAATTTATTTGAATTAACATTCTTAGAACCGCAAAACTTTGGTAAGTATCGTCAAATTGAAGTTGATGGCGCACAAATGGCAGTATTTGCACAAGCAATACAAGTACCATTTATGAGTAAACGTTTTGCAATGAAACGTTATCTTGGCCTCACAGATGAAGATATTATACAGAATGAAACGTTATTTGTTGAGGAATCTGGCATTGCAACTGTAACAGACATAGCCGGAGCCGGTATGTCAGATGTTGGGGTTCGGCCAGCAGAACCTGATGCATTGGCACCAGACGTAGATATGGATATAGGTGCTGATATGCCAGCAGAGCCAGGTGCAGAGTCACCAATAAGCGGTGCTGAAAATGCCCCAGCTGGGGATGCACCTCCCTTGACGCCGGTATAGAAACTAAAATAATAAATACACCACCTCCTTTAACTTTAGTATGATAAATAAACATATGAGAGCTAGAGATTTTCTAACAGAAGGATTCTATAACGTCGAAGGCGACAATTATTATGCCGCGTCAATTGATGATAGTCGTAGGCCACGATTTACACTAGAACACTTAAACACCCTTCGCAAGATTCGAGCATTTCGTGAATACGAAAAAATAAATCGTCAAGATATAATAACAAAAGTTTATGCTCAACCAACTGAAGAATCCGGCCTTTGATAAATTGTAGTTAACATTGTATATAATGATTTGATTAATTAGTTTAAATAGTTTTCGCCAGGAATTCTCCTTTTTCGGCGAAAAATCCACCATTATGCCCGCATTTTAAGTAAGACATCTTAAATATTATTACAAACTCTTTCGCGGTTTGAAGAGGAGAATATTCGGATGTCAAAACAAAAATTAGAACAGGTACTTGAGTACCTAATTAATGAAGAAGAAGATAAGGCTCGCGACCTTCTTCACACTGTATTTGTTGAAAAGGCCCGATCGATTCACGAATCTTTAATTGAAGATGAAGATGAAGACATTGAGGAAGCACTTGAAGACGATACAGCAGAAGAGGAGGTTGATGAGTCAGCCAGGTCTAACTGGGAAAATGAAATTGGCGAAGAAGGCGATGAAATTGCCAAATTCGGCGACGAAGTTGATCAGGAAGAAGCAGTCGGTGAAGACGACGAAGGCGAAGATTTCGATGCCGAAGCAGAAGACGATCTAGACGACATGGAAATCGGCGGTGATGAAGAAGAACTTGCAGAGCCAGAAGGCGATGCAGAGGAAGCAATCCCGGCGAAATTAGATGATCTAGAAGCCGCAGTAGAAGAACTCAAAGCTGAGTTTGACAAGCTAATGGGTGGTGATGATGAAGAACTACCTGGCGAAGACGAGGCCGACGTTGGTATGGGCGATGACATGGAAATGGAAATCGAACCAGAAGAAGCAATTCGGTTTGAGTCTGAAGAGTCAGACGAAGAAGAGTTAGACGAATCTGCAAAGTTATCTAATGCTCCAGCTGCTAAGATGGGCGATAATGGTGATGCCAGTGCTAAATCAGTTAACACAGGCGGAAACATTACAGCACCTAACTTAACAGACGGTGCAGAACCAGTAGATTTTGCAGGCGGCGACGAGAAAGGCGGATCAGCAGATAAGCCTGCCGAAGGCATGACAACAAATCAAGATGCTAAATTATCAGCAGGCCCTAAAGCCGAAGCTGGTGACAAGTCTGATAAATCTGCAAAACCATTGCAGAATAAGGATTTGAGGTAACAAATGGCAAAGAAACCATTATTTGAACGGTTAACCCCAAATCAGGCTAGGGTAGCAGTTGAATCACGTGACCGTGAAAACGGTGACGGTAAAGATCTTTATATGAAAGGGATCTTTATTCAGGGTGGTGTTAAGAATCAAAATGAGCGTGTTTATCCCATTAAAGAGATAGGCAAGGCAGTTGATACAATTAACGAACGCTTACAAGAAGGGCAAACTGTCCTTGGCGAAGCAGACCATCCTGAAGAATTAACTGTCAATCTAGACCGGGTTAGTCACATTATCGAAGATATGTGGATGGATGGTCCTAATGGGTTTGGAAAATTGAAAATTATTCCAACACCTATGGGGAACATTGTATCTACATTACTTGAGAGTGGGGCAAAGTTAGGTGTATCAAGTAGAGGCAGTGGTAACGTTAATGAGAGCGGAGAAGTTTCCGAGTTTGATATCGTTACAGTTGACATAGTTGCTCAACCAAGTGCACCGGAAGCATATCCAAAGGCAATACGAGAAAGTCTAATGAATATGCGTAACGGATATAGCATGTATAATTTAGCAGAAGCAATGATTTATGATAAAAAAGCTCAAAAATACCTACAAGAAGGTATTTTAAAGTTTATTGATGAATTGAATAAGAAGTAAATGGGAGAACATTATGGCCGAAGCACTTAAAGAATTACTCGAAAGCGATCTTTTAGATGAGAATACTAAGGCCAGTATTCAGGAAGCATGGGAGACAAATTTAATCGAGGCTCGTGAAGCAGTTGCAAATGAGCTACGTGAAGAATTTGCCAACCGATATGAGAGCGATAAGTCACAACTTGTCGAAGCAATGGACAATATGCTATCTGATGCTATCAAAACAGAAATTACAGAGTTTGCTGATGACCGTAAGGGTTTAATTGAGGCTCGTGTTGCTTACAAGCAACACATGAGCAATCATACTAACGCTCTTAACAATTTTGTAATGGAAACATTACAAAAGGAAATCGTCGAACTACGTGAAGATCGTAATAAGCAATTCGATAATTTTAATAAACTTGAGGGTTTTGTGCTAAAGCAACTTTCTAACGAAATTGCTGAGTTCAACGAAGATAAGAAGTCTCTCGCAGAAGCAAAAGTTACGTTAATTGCTAGCGGACGTCAAAAACTTGACGAAGCAAAACAACGTTTCATTAAACGTGCGGCAAAAACAATCGAACAGGTTGTTGAGTCAGCATTGCGCGGTGAAATGACACAACTTAAAGAAGATATTAAAGCGGCCCGCGAAAATAATTTTGGCCGCCAGATATTTGAATCTTTTGCAGCGGAGTATATGACTTCATATCTCGCAGAAGGCACAGAAGTTCGCAAGCTCAATCGAACAATTGAGGAACAACAACAGAATATTACTTCCCTTACCGAATCTAAAGATACAGCAAATGTTGAAGTTAAGAAACTTAATGACAAAATCGGCCGTGATAAAATCATGGGCGAATTGCTTACACCTTTAGCAAAAAGTAAGAGGGGTATTATGGAAGAATTACTTGAGAGTGTTCAGACAAAGAACCTCAAGGGTAGTTTCCAGAAATATCTACCAGCTGTACTCAATGAGACAGGTAGTAGAAAAGAAACTTCTAAAGTCGCATTAACCGAAAAAACCGGTGATAAAGTGCAACCACAAGAAGAAACAACAGAAGTTAATACAGATGAAAATAGTGGAAACATTATCCATCTTAAAAAATTAGCAGGTATTAAATAAGGAGTATTTAAAATGGCAGAAAACCTAACAGAAAGTCAAAACTGGGGAGCCACTAAAGACGCTCTAATGGAAGGTCTAGACGGTCAGCGTAAGCAAACCATGGGCGTTCTTTTGGAGAACACAAAATCGTACCTTGCAGAAAATGCACTTGCAAGCTCAACACAAGCAGGCAATGTAGCTGCTCTAAACAAGGTAATTCTTCCAGTAATTAGACGAGTAATGCCAACCGTTATTGCAAACGAGTTAGTTGGCGTTCAACCAATGACTGGCCCAGTGGGTCAGATTCATACATTACGTGTACGTTATGCAGATGCTTTTAATAGCACCGCAGGCGTAGACACATCAGCTGGTGAAGAGGCTCTAAGTCCCTTCAAGATTGCAGCTGGTTATTCAGGTGGTGCTGATGATAAAGCCACGCATACAGCTACCATGGAAGCCGAAGCAGGCAATAAATTAAGCATCCAAGTAGTCAAAGAAACAGTAGAAGCAAAGTCACGTAGGCTCAGCGCACGCTGGACCTTCGAAGCGGCACAAGACGCACAGGCAATGCACGGTCTTAATGTTGAAGCAGAAATTTTAGCTGCTCTAGCACAAGAAATTACTACTGAAATTGACCAAGAGATTTTAACATCTCTTCGTTCATTAGCAGGCGCTGATGCAACATATGACCAAACTGCTACATCTGGCACACCACACTTTGTCGGTGATCGTCACGCAGTATTAGCAATTCAGATGAACCAGCAAGCAAACCTAATTGCAGCTCGCACACGTCGAGGTGCAGCGAATTGGGCAGTTGTTTCACCAACAGTACTAACAGTACTTCAAAGTGCAACAACTTCAGCATTTGCTCGTACAACTGAAGGTACATATGAAGCACCAACAAACGTTAAGTTCGTAGGTACATTAAACGGTACAATGCGTGTTTATGTAGACACATACTACACAGACACCGCTACAGGCGCAGACGTTCTATTGGGCTACAAAGGTTCAACAGAAACAGATGCAGCGGCATTCTATTGCCCATACGTGCCACTAATGAGTAGTGGCGTTGTAATGGATCCAACCACATTCGAACCAGTCGTATCATTCATGACACGATACGGTTATAAGGAGTTAACTAACACAGCAAACTCCTTTGGTAATGCTGGTGACTACCTATCAGGTATCGGAGTAAAGAGGCTAAGTTTCATTTAATATTGAAATTTAGTTTATATATTGAAACCCGGGTTTAAACCCGGGTTTCCTTATGAGTAATCGTCCAACGAATAGATAAATATAATAAAGTTATTAAGTATAGGATATTATATAATGGCAAATAGCTCAATTAAAAACTTGAACATTGATGGTAATGTTGTAATCTCTGGTAGTACTACCTCTATTGATGTTGCAACGGTCACA